TTACTAAACTAACCGGCGACGCCGCGGGCTGGACGTACTTCGACACGGCGGCGAAGCCGCGGATCCTGATCGACGAGCGGATCCGCGGGTGGAGCCGCGTCGAGACCATCCTCCACGAGCTGGCCCATGCGGCCCTCGGCCCCAGCATCTCCGAGGAGGCGATCACCGAACTCGCCAGGGTCCAGCGTCGCGTCCTCAAAATGCTCTACGAGATGAAACAGTTGGGCGACTAATGCACTGGCTGACCCCCGACGAGCTGCTCGAGGCCGAGCGTTACGCCAGGCGGTTTTCCGGCGCGTGGACTGGGACGAGCGGGACGCTAGCCTCGTACGTCGTCCATCTCGTCCGGATGGTTCGCAAACTCCAGGAGGCTCCCATGGCGTTCGTATCTTCCAGCCCCGCCCAGCAACTCCTCGCGAAGGCGAGCGCCACGATCGAGGATCGACGGCAGACCTACGGCCCGCCGGCCGAACACTTCGCGAAGACGGTGGCGGCGGTCAATGCGATCTTCTCCCACAAACTCCGCGAGCCGCTGACGGTCGCCGACTGGGCACAGGTAATGATCCTCGACAAGCTCGCCCGGCATCAGGGCTCCGCGAAGTCCGCCGACACGCCGGTCGACCTGGCCGGCTACGCGGCTTGCCTCGCGGAGGTCGAGGCTAATGGGGCGTGAGCGGGGTCGGCCAGACGACGCGGCCGGCCGCCGCGATCACGCGAGGATCTACGTAGTTTGTATATGCGATCCGTGAGCCCGGAGCGTGGCCGAGATGCCGCGCGGCCGACCCGGCCTGTTGAATCTCGACATCGGTCGCGGAAGCCCGGCGGAGCCATTTCCACGTCCCGCGCCGGATCCCGGCCTTCCGGACGAGCGTCCGGATCTGCGCGTTGAAACTCTCCCGGCTCGACAACCACGGGCAGACGAGGTCCCTCGGGACCAGCTCGAGCGACTGGCGGAGCAGCTCGACGGTATCGGCCTCGAGATGGCAGACGACGACGCGGCCGGTCTTCGACTGGCTGAACGCCGCAAAGCCCTCCGGCGTGATCTGATCGACGCGGAGCCGGCACAGGTCGCCCCAGCGGAGGCCCGTGTCCCAGGCGACGCGGACCGCCAGCTCGAAGAACACGCTCCGGGGGAGGCCGCAGCGGTGGGGGCGTTTCATCGTCCGGCAAGCGTCGACCAGGCGGCGGACCTCGTCGACCGTCCAGGCCTCGGGGGCGTCGGAGATCACGCGGGCCGTCCGGATCCGGCGGCGCGGCGGGTCGATGTATCCGTCGTCGGCCGCGTTCCTCCAAAGGCCGACGATCATTACCCTCTTACTCTTGACGGTCGACGGCGCGACCGTCTGGGAGTAGTCGCGGAGCCAGGCGGAGATCTCCATCTCGTCCAGCTCGTCGAGGCGGATCGTCCTCTTCGCCCAGCGCTCGAACAGGTCGACGGCGATCTCGTATTGCCGGACCGCCCCCGCGCAGATCGGACGCGTGAGCGCGTATTCCGCGAGGTAGTGGCGGAGAGTTTCGGGGGATGCTTTGCGAATCATGGAGCGCTCCAGCCTAGGGCGCTCCGTCGCCTGTGTTGTCCGATTTCGTTACCGGACCGGACACTTCGCCCCCCCTCAAATTCCGTAGCGCGCGGACAACCCGTACAGGTGGGCATCCCACTCGACGGTATTGCATCGGTCTACGGAACCGAAGGTTGAAGGTTCGAGCCCTTCCGGGTGTATTCGGTCCCTACCCCACTATAGGGGTGGGGGCCGGCAAAAGGCAAACCGTCGGCCGGTTGAACCGGGCGGCGGCTGGCATACCCTGCGGAGGCTATGGGAATGTCCATCCAGACACGACGGAATCTGTGCGGCACGGAAGAGGCGGCCGAGATCTACGGATGCTCGACGACGAATATCCGGATCATGGCGGCACGCGAGCAGATCTGGTCCCAGGAGATCTCGGATCGGGTCTACGTCTACGACGCTGACGAGATCCGCAGGCTCGCGGCGGAGCGGGAGAAGCTCCGCGAGTCCGGCAAGCTCGGCGGCCGCCGGCCAGGCGGGAAGAAAACCGCCTAAAGTCTCGAAGAAAAACGGCCGAATATTTTGGGGTTGACGAATTTAAGATCAGACAAATACATTCCCCACCTTCACGGAGGACGTTGTGAAGCGGATCGACTGGGACGGTGCGATTCGGTCACTGGTTCTGATTCACGTAGGCCAGCAACTCGGAGCGGACGGCAGGCTGGCACGGCTGGTTTTCGATTTTGCCGAAGTCACGATTGCGATTTTAAGATAACCCAAAAAGGAGCTACGGCATGGATGCCCACTCTAACGAATACGCGGCGGCGGTGAACGGAATGGCCGAGACCTACGGCTCCCCTCGCGAGCTGCCGGCGGTCGGCGACTTCGTGAACGGAATCACGGCGGGCCGACGGTGGTCCGGCTACGTGATCGCGGCGGAGCCTGGTCGGCTCGCGGTGGATTGTGCCGGGGCGTGGATCGTGGCCCATCCCGACGACATCACGAGGGCCTAACCCATGTCCCGCGCCGCCCACCATCGCACGTCGTACCGCCTCGGGCCTCATCACTCGTGGCTCCAGCGGAAGACGTACCACCTATCGAAGTTGTTCAAGGCGGTTCGGCTTGGCCTCGAGCTGGTCCGGAACCTCCGCCCCGTCGGGCCTGGGCTGTTCGCCCTCGACCGGCTCCACCTGATGCCCCAGGCCCGCGAAGCGTTCGCGGCCGCCGAGCTGTACCTCGACGACGAAACGGGGGAAGTGTGGAACTAAACGCCCTACTAGGCGCGTGGCTCATGTTCGCCGCCGGGATGGCGGCCGCGTCGGCGATCGCGATCGGGGCGACTGTGTTTTTCATGGATGGCCGCGATGGCGGAGGCCCTCGCGGAGGATGCCGGCGGAAGTCCGGATGTCGTGACGGATCGTGCCGGCGGCGGTGATGGATCACTCCGCCGGCTTTTCACCCAGGAGGAAACGATGAGCGGATTTAAACGGGCAACGAAGGCGGCCGCGAAACTGCGGCTCGGGCTGGTCGGACCGGCCGGCAGTGGCAAGACCATGACGGCTCTCCGGATCGCGAAGGGCCTCGGCGGTCGCGTCGCGGTGATCGACACAGAGCGCGGCTCGGCCAGCCTCTACAGCGGCGAGCGGGACCTCGACTTCGACGTCATGGAGTTGGACTCGTACGAGGTCGAACAGTTCACCGACGCGATCAAGGCGGCCGTCGATGGCGGCTACGACGTTCTCGTGATCGACAGTCTCTCCCATGCGTGGGCCGGCAAGGGCGGGATCCTCGAGTTCGTCGACAAGGCCGGCAAGCGTAACCAGGGCGGAGGAAACTTCGGGGCCTGGCGGGACGCGACGCCGCGCCATAACGCGCTGGTCGACGCGATCCTCGGGGCTCCGCTCCACGTGATCTGTACGCTTCGGTCGAAGGTCGAATACGTCGTCGAGAACGTCGGCGGTCGGAACCAGGTCCGGAAGGTCGGGCTCCAGCCCGTCCAGCGTGACGGCCTGGAATACGAGTTCACCGTCGTCGGCGACGTCACCCAGGAACACGACCTGATCGTGACGAAGACCCGCGCCGCGTTCTTGAAAGACGCGGTGATCCGGGAGGCCGGCGAGGATCTCGGCCGGCAGCTCGCCGACTGGCTGAACACTGGCGAACAGCGGCCCGCGGTTCCTCCTACCGCGGACTCATCACCGGCGCGGCCGGCCGCCCAAGCGGCCGCGCCGGTGCCGCTGCCCGACCAGATCCGGGACTACATCCGCGGCGCTCAAAACGTGCGGACGCTGGGGAAGATCGCCGACCGGCTCGATGAGCTGGTCTCGACGGACCAGATCACGCGCGAGCAACACGACGAACTGACGGCACGGATCGAAGTACGACACAACGAAATCGACTCAAAGGAGGTCGCTCATGGCTGACTGGTTCGACGACTTTTCGGAAGCCCCCCAGGCCGAGCCCGCTACGCGCGAGCGTGAGATGGTCCCGGAGGGTGAACACGCGTTCGAGATCAAGGCGACGATCGACGAGCCGACGAGGCTTCAGATCCGCCTGGCTCACCCGGAGGCCCGCTACGGGTGGGTGTTTTGCAACATCTACAAGGACGCCGGCTGGGCGAAGCGTCTCGCCCACGAGCTGCGGGAGGCGATGGGCGTCCCGAAGGGCGGACTGATGGCGGCCGTCGCCGACGGTTCGCTCGTCGGCCGGACGGTCGTCGCCCGGATCTATCACCGGACGAACGAGAAGGGGACGTTCGCGAACGTCGGCGAGTTCAAGCCGGCGGCTCCGGCTCCGGCCCCAGCGGCGAAGCGTCAGTCGAAGGCGGCGGCGGCGGCGACCCAGTTTCCCGACGACGACATCCCCTTCTAGGAGACCGGCTCGATGTTCATGGATGAACCAGACGAGGACGCGATGGAGGCGCGACGCCGGCATAACCGGCAGATCGACGACATCGTCCGAGAGATGCCGGAGCCCGACGACAAGCCGGCGACCCGCTACGCGTTCGTGCCGCTGCCGAACATGGCACGAGTGAGCGCGGACCAGGTCGAGCGGATGTCGGCCTGGGCGGCGAGCGAAGCGGAGCGGGCCTACATCGACGCCGCCTGGGACCGGATCTGGGGGCGGCCATGAGCGACTACTATCTCGACGTCGTCACACGCTGCGCGGATATGCCGCTATTCGCGGCGGCCAGGCGGAACGATCCGCCGACATCGAAGGCCGCCGGCCGCCAGGCCGAATCGTTCCGCGGCGATCACGCGCGGCGGATCCTCGAGGCGCTCGCCTTGGGACCCGCCGGCAAAACGGAGATCGGTCGGCGATGTGGTCTCACGGAGCAACAGGTCGCCAGGCGTATGCACGAGCTGCTCCGCACTGGGGCCGCCGAGCGGACAGGCCGAGCGGTGAAGAGCGCGAGCAGGTGCCCGGAGTGCGAATACAGGAGGGCGATGGATGGCCGGTGAATGGATTCCTTACGACGTCTGCCTTCCCCAGAAGCCGGAGGTCCTCGAGCTGGTCGACCGGACGGGGCTCGCCCCCGACCAGGTCGTCGGCCGGCTCCTGATGCTCTGGGGATGGGCGGCCCTCAACAGCTCCGACGGGACGGCCCGGATGTCGGTCCGGCTCCTGGCGAGACTGTGCGGGGGCGACGAGGCGTTCTGGCGGGAGGTCGAGGCGGTGGGCTGGCTCGTGATCGACG